CTTCGTCGCCTTTTATGGGTTTTCATTTTACGAACGCGTCTTCTTTTATTTGTTTTTTTTTTATATCTATATTTTTTGCGACGTCTTTTGGTTTTTCGCCCACCTGAAATGGCGCACTGTGGCGATTCACAGATTCTTTTGCGAGTGGATGACCCACTTTTTTTTTTATTATTTTTTTTTGTTCTAAATTCTTCTTCTGAATCTTCTTCTGAATCTTCTTCCGATTGTACTTGTGTTTTTTGTGCTTCTTCCTTCTCTTCCTTCTCTTCCATCATTTTCTTCCTTTTTGCAATTACTTTTCTATCCATTGCGTTTGCATGATCCTGTTCACTCCAATGACCGGCAAATGTTCTGATCTGGTCTCCTATACTCGATATTCCGATATTCACACCCCTGTAGTTACCTTTGGTATTGGGTTCAGCCCCTGGTATGGCCACGCGTTTTCCCAACGCAATTTTTGTATCTGCTGTCTCCCGTGCGTTTCTTTTTCCTCGTCGTATTCTTGGTGCGATTATTACTTGTTCTAACATGGTGTTATTACTTGGCCGACGTCTAGACCTGGGATGATGTTGCGTCGTAGCATATCGATCTAGTTCGTGGTACAGCTCCCAACGGTCCCTATAATCGGGGTATTGGGCATCCATTGCAACTCTTTGGTGGAGACTAGGTGAATCACCAAAGTCTTGGATGGAGCGGGCTTTGTTGAAACTCATTTGATTAATCACACGTTGCGAAGGGCCCGACGACCTGGGTTTTGTCTCCCCCCCCCCCTCCTCCTTCTTCCCAGCCTTGGACACTCCTACTTTCAATGCTTCTTCTCTTTCGACATCGCTCATCGCTGGGTAATTCAATGGATAGTCAATTTCATCATTTCTTAATACAACGGCAGCTCGATCGTAGGCAATTCCAGCTTGTTCTTTTGTGTCGAAAACACCAAGATCGACTATGTCATCATTCAATGAGATTTCCGCTCCGTACTTCTCCCCACTCTGATACACTCCCAGAATGAACGGAACTCCTGGAATTCCATCTATTCGTGCTACTCGTCTACGACGTCTACCATAATGGTAATCCCTACCTGTATATCTGCGCATATATATATATATATATAACGAATAAAAAAAATAAAAAAAATGATTATGATATTTAATAGCCATCTAAAAAATCATCTAATCCTTTTAATCCTTCTTTGTATTGGTTATATGCTAATATATTTTTCATACTTTTACTATCGCAATCGGGACAACCATTTTTTTCTTTGGGAATTAAGGATATTGTTTCCAAGGTTTTAAGATTAACATTATCTTCGATCTGAACTAAAATATCTTGCCATTTTTTCTTAGCACCACTTGTTCCCAAATCAACCTTAGTCTTTAAAGTGCTTGCTTCTCTCTTTAATTGCTCTAAATAATTATCCAAAGAAGTAATACCATCACCACTGGTAAGTCCTTCTCGCATAACATTTGACGGTTTCATTACTGCTATTGATACATAAATCACAAGTATAAATATAACAGCGCATCCTAAATATTTACCAATTTCAACTGAATTCATTATATATATACGAATAAGTTTATATTTTTTTTTACACTTTATTAAATTATTTACAAAGTATAAAAGGTTCAAATTTTTCAATCAACTTCAGAAATCTCAATATTGTCGACTGGTTCTTCCTGAGGAGGCATTCCAGCGGGCATTCCAGCAGGTGGCGCGGCTTGTTGATAAATCTTAGTCATAATAGGAGTAAAGACTTGTTCTACTTCTGTGTATTTTGAATCGTATATCTCTTTTTCCTCGCTTTGATGTTCGTCCAGCCATTTCAATGTATCTTCAATTGTTTGAACAACGGTTGTTTTATCGGATTCTTCAATCTTATCTTTCAGTTTCTCGTCATTTAAAGAATTCTTCACTGAATAACAGTAGTTTTCTAATTTACCTTTTGCTAGAATTCTTGAAGCATTTCTCTCATCTTCTTCCTTAAATTTTTCAGCGTCAGCAACCATTTGCTCTACTTCTTCTTTGGTAAGACGACCTTTATCGTTTTTAATAGTAATTTTATTTTCTTTTCCAGAACTCTTCTCAAGCGCTGAAACATTCAAAATACCATTTGCATCAATATCATACGTAACTTCAATTTGAGGAACCCCTCTGGGCATTGGTGGAATCCCATCAAGTTGGAATTTGCCCAACAAATTATTATCCTTGGTCATTTTTCTTTCTCCCTCATACACCTGGATAAGAACACCTGGTTGATTATCCGCATAAGTAGAAAATGTTTGACTTTTTTTAGTTGGGACAGTTGTGTTTCTATCAATTAAATTGGTCATAATTCCACCAGCTGTTTCAATACCCAACGAAAGAGGTGTAACATCGAGCAATAACAAGTCGTCAATCTTAGAAGATTTAATACCTGATAAAATAGCTGCCTGAACGGTAGCACCATAAGCGACTGCTTCATCTGGATTAATATCTTTACACAACTCTTTATTATTAAAAAATTTACTCAACATCTCTTGGATCTTTGGAATCCTAGTAGAACCGCCTACTAAAACAATTTTATCAATCGCCCCCTTGCTTACCTTGGCGTCCCTCAGAACCTTTTCAACGGGTTCCATACACTTCCTAAAATAGTCCATATTCATTTCTTCAAATCTCGCTCGCGTAATCGTAGAACTAAAATCTTTTCCTTCGGTCAAAGAATCAATTTCAATAAAAGCTTGAGTAGAGGTAGATAAACTTCTCTTAGCTCTTTCACACGCAGTTCTTAATCGCCTTAAAGCACGTGGGTTATTTCTAATATCTGTTTTTAATTTTCTTTGAATTTCCGCCGTAAAGAAATCAACCATGCGATTATCAAAATCTTCGCCTCCCAAATGGGTATTTCCAGCAGTAGCCATCACTTCGAAAATCCCATCATCAATCGTCAATAAAGAGACGTCAAACGTCCCACCACCTAAATCAAAAATTAAAACACTTTGCTCTTCTTTTGAATTAGCGTCTAATCCATAAGCAATTGCGGCCGCGGTTGGTTCATTGATAATTCGTAAAACTTTCAACCCAGCGATGGTTCCCGCATCTTTTGTCGCTTGGCGCTGAGCATCATTGAAATATGCGGGAACAGTTATAACAGCAGCGTCGACTGTGTCTCCCAGAAAGTTTTCTGAAATTTGCTTCATTTTGGTTAATATCATGGCCGAAATTTCTTCTGGTTTCATTTCTTTCAATTCGTTTTTATAATTAACACAAATAATAGGTTTATCGTTTGAATCAGGTTTAACTTTGAAAGACCAGTGTTTCATATCTTGTTGAATTTGTGTATCCGAAAATTTTCTACCAATCAGGCGCTTCGCATCAAATACTGTATTTTCAGTATTCATTGAAACTTGGTTTTTAGCCGCATTACCAACCAAGCGTTCGCTTTCAGTAAATGCTACATACGAAGGAGTTGTTCGATTTCCTTGGTCATTCGCAATAATCTCAACATTGTTGTTTTTCCAACAACCAACACATGAATAAGTAGTTCCTAAATCAATTCCAATAGCGATAGGCATTATATTGATTATATATTTCAATAATTCTTATATCAGTTTGATAAATGATTTATCAAACTTCGCCAACAGTTTGCGTATCTATTTTTATAACATTCGATTTTTGATACAACAAATATTGTATAATATTATTAATAGATGTCTTTGAAATACTTCTGCTGCTACCTGTTTTTGTTTCGTATTTAATACCATTCATGCAACTTTTATCATCATCAAGCGCCTTTAATAGTTGGTATAACGATCCAAATTTTTTTAAAATAGCATTAGATGTATTAGAACTTACGCCTGGTATTTGACTCAATATGATATTCCCAATATTATCTGGAGTTATATTTTTCTTTTTGACCTTGTGAACTACATCACTGTATGTTTTTTTGGTCTCTACAAATTTATCATGGTAATATCCATACTTGTCCTTGGTACGACGCAACTTATCAACCATCCTCATGATATATTCCGTTGTTTCCAACAAATTTTTAGTCATTACAAGAGAGAAACCCTTAAAATATTGCAAACAAAATGAAGTAACATAAAGTGTCGATGGCTTTATTTTTGTGTATTTGGGATTATAATGAGGAATACTTCCTTCTATCAAGTAAATAATATTATGATTGTGAAGAGGGTATCCATTCAACCTAAATGATTGTTCCTTGTATCTACCGTCCTTTATTGACGAAGCCAAATCACTTACACATTTTCTCTCTATTAATAAAAGCTCTTCGCCCCCGTTTGAACATATTGAAATGTCGCCTAGGTCTAAAGTTTTAACTTCAATATCTATATTAAAATTTTCATTTGTATTCATCGCAGTCATAAGTTTTATCAACGAATGTTCTCTATTATCAATTACTATTTTCATTTAGTAATTGATATATGAAACTGTCTAAATAGATTTATAATTATTTATTTTTTCTAGTTTTTCTATTATTTTTTTTATTATAAAATTTCCTGGTTTGTTTTTTAATGTTGATAAAATTTTTCAACTCTTTTATAATCCTTTTTTTCTCAGTTTTATCTTTTTGACTTATAATTGTTTTGGAAACTATAAAATCTTTTTCAGAAGTCAATGCTTCATAAATATATTTACTAAATTTGACATGTTCTTTTTTAGGTATGATTTTTCCTAGTTTTGATTTTAAAAATTTTTTTATCATTATTTTTGGTTTAATATGGAAATTATATCCGTGCAACTTTAAATAGGTAATGTTTTTATGATTCATTTTCTCATGTTCCTGGTCATCCAAAAACAATATTTTCGCGTGTTTGGGCAAATCCGTACATTTTATTAGGTCACTATGTGTCTTTTGATATGTAGTGCGACAATTCACAGCACTAGAAGTATCGTATTTAGTAATAACTTTATCAAACAAATTATAATTTATTTTATGTTCTAAATAATCTTTTATTAATAAAGTCCATGATCTGGGTCCATTGTTATTGGTGTAAATTATGACTTTCAGATGTTTGTCTCTTTTTTTAATATTTTTCAAATATTTCAACACATTCATAATCCCTGGTCGAAATATATTTGGGAAAACATCTAATAATTTGATAAAGAATTTTTTTCCCGGATTTGTTTCCAATATATCATCTAATCCATATTTAAACATCGAAAATTGTTCAAAATGACCTATTGTATCATCCAAATCAAATATAACAGCCCTTGTTTTAGTATCAAGCATATATATATTCAATATAATATAAAAAATACCGAATATATTATATTATCTTACAAATGGCTAAGCGTAAACGCAGCAAAAATAACAAATCAAAAAAAGCAACTATACCTAAAGCTTTGAGGGAACAAGTTTGGATTAAAATATTTGGAGAGAACTTTAAACACAAATGTTATGTTAATTGGTGTACTAATGAAATAAATGTTTTTGACTTCCACGTTGGACATGATAAACCTGAAAGCAAAGGCGGCACTTTAAACGTATCTAATTTGAAACCCATATGTGCTAGGTGCAATTTATCCATGAGCAATAACTATACTATAAAAGAATGGAACAATTTTCAAAAACAAAAAACGTCATTTTGTTGTTTTTGAACACCAGTTAATCAACCGTTTCACTATTATTACCATCGTCGGTATCCCAACTATCTTCATCGTCTTCTTCGTCTTCTTGACTCGACGCCAAATTAACAATGGGAACAGCAAATCTATTAAAATTTTCTGTTCTGTAAATATTGGAAGATGTCGAAAATATCCTTCTTCCAAATGTTGGGTGTTGTTCCATGAAACTTTTTGCAATTGATACAAAAATTTTTTTATGTTCTTTTTTAGTAAACGGATTTATTGAAAACGTACTGAATAAATAATTCCTTAAAATGTCTTTTAAAATAAATACTAATTCCAATCTATGTTTGCGAGACATTTGTTCGTCTACATTTGAATTTTTGAAAATTTTTTCATTTGCCCTAAGCATATTAATACAGTCATAAAATAACGTATCGGCGTCGGATTTTTCTAAATACGCGACAATCGCCTTTTCACGTAAAAATGGATAAACTTTTTTTCGAAATAATTTTGTATTAAATGATAATGAAAAATATATATTGCATAATGCGGGTATATTATAAATTGTATTAAATTTCACAAAAAAATATATATTATATAAGTTGGCGCGAGAAAACGGCAATCCCGTATAAGGATTTATTGGTATTTTTGGATTAGGTACAAAACCTTCTGATGTTTCCAATGCGGTTTTCCATAATTTCAATAATTCATTAACCCTAAATTTATATTTTCTATTATTTTCTATTAATACTATTGTATTGTTTTTTTTACAAGATTTAAAAGGCACCCCATACAAGCTTTCGGTAATATCACACATTTTAGTTTTTTTATTTTTATAAATGAGAGCCAGTCTGGTAAACCCCCAATATACTTTTTGTGCTTTATTAAAAAGATTTATTAGTATATTTCTTCTTTCATCCGTGATAAATCCGTTTGTATAAACCAAACCATATACTGATTTAATTTTTTTAGATATTGAAAGTTTTGAAGTCATGCAATTCGTAAAATATAAATAATAATGTTCATTGATTTCTTTATCCTTATCTATATTTTTTATGATATACTGTATTAGTTCCATGTAGATATATGTAAACAAAAAGCTTTAATATAATTGATTAATTATAAATATTTATATTTAATTAATTTAATAATTTTAGAAACCAGGGTCGTATTCATCGTCAACAGTTCCCATGTCTGTGGTTTGAATTGTATCTGTTTCCATTGGAATAATAATTTTCTGTTTGGAACAAGGATCGTCTGTATTATCCAGCTGAAGCTCGTCTTCCACATTAATGACTTTATCTAGTTTCTTTTCCCCAAGAACATTCATTTTCTCAATGTCCAATGATATATTAAATGAACCCGTTCCAAAATAACCCTCTTGTCCACACATAATATTGGCGGATACACCAGTCATGGGGTCTAATTCCGCATGACGCGCAGCTCTTAAGAACATTTCGGGTGTTTCTTCAAATGAAGCTTTCGCGATGGGTCCAATATTATCATTGTTGATTCCATGACGGAAAACGGAAACCATTTTCTTTGTAGCAGTAATCCTATCGCAAAGGATTGAAAGGTGGTGATAATTAATATAATCGCCCGCAAAAGCTTCCATCAACTCATTCAACAAACATTGCCTTGCTGCTTCAATTCCTAAAACCCGATACACTTCTTGAATATCATTACTCGTGGTTTTAGATTGGTCAATTTCGTCCATCGCCAAGATGTCTTTGAAATTAGTCCCCACTGTATCAAGAACCCATGAATCTTCTTTCACATAGTTTCCATCCTTGAGAACCAACTGGTTCACCGATTTTCGAATAATTACTTTGGGGATGCCCTTGATACCACGAAGGATAATGTTATTTAACATATTTTGTTGTAGATTTTTTAATTTGTAAATTTCATCGTCTTGATCTAATGATTTCTTTTTACTTTTGATAATATTGGAATTTAACCTCACTCTCATGACCAAATTATTCGCATTATAGTCTGAGTAAATACAACTCATATCGTCATTATAACTATGTTTTATCGCAAAGTGTATATCATCGAGGGAAATATTTTTATCTAACATCGATTCTCTGTCCAATTCAAATCTAATAATCCATTTGGATTTACTACTATTATCCTCTTTTTCAAAACTTTCACCAACACAATCTTCCATAATATTTTGAAATGCGGCATATTCTTGCATTAAAGGCTTATCTACTTCAACAAGTGTGTTCATGTCGTCTGGGTCGAAACAAATAGAAGTTGTTCTGGTTACATCACCCAAAGATGTATATTCCAAAATATATTTCATTTCTTGAGCCTTTTCAACCTTTGTCCTGTCTTCTTCTTTCAACACAACGGTTACAGATGGGTTTTTAGGATTTTCAGATAAAGATAAGATTTCTTCAATTCTCGGAACACCACGAGTTACATTTGATTTACTAGCAACCCCTGCAAAGTGAAACGTATTCAAAGTCATTTGGGTAGTAGGCTCTCCGATCGACTGGGCCGCAATAATACCAACCATTTCACCTGGATTGGCGATTGATTTTTTATAATTTGATTTAATAATATCTAAAACCAAAAGCAATCCCTTTTTATTGAATCTCTTCAAAGTAAGAATATTTTTTGGAGATAACGAATAGTAAAATAATAATTTGAATAAAAGCGTTGGCTTAGCAACTGTTATATTATCCAACTCGGCAAATGCGCTATCAATAATATTATAAGCGTCCAATGGTGTTATGTTCACCATGGAATTACTCTGATAATTTAATTGATTTTGCACGTTATTAATAATGCGTTTAAAGTTAACTGGTAAATAAATGTCCATCGTGTCTTCACCGTTAAACACGTTTTTAACTAAGTCGGCTCTATTATCGATAAACATTGTGATTAACTCTTTTGTTTTAACAATTAGTTTATCTTTTTGTTTTTTCATTTTTTTTAATGCGGTTTTTGTAAAATTTACCGTATCGATTGATTCACTTGCGTCATCTCCGGGTATTTGGAAATGAGCATAAAGTTCCTCCAAAGTCATATGAGCGATAGGAAGTTTTTGTTTTTCAACCCTCATGGAATCAATACCATCATTACCATATGAGAATTGAATAATCTTGTTTTTATTGTTTCGAACGGTCATATCGTAAACCAATTTCAAATCTTCAGTTGATTTAACCAATCGTCTCTGAATGTATCCAGTTTGACTAGTTTTTACAGCTGTATCAATCAAACCAGTTCTCCCCCCCATCGCATGAAAGAACAATTCTTGCGGGGTTAATCCTTGGATAAAAGAACTTTCAACAAATCCCCTAGCACCAGGCGAGTCGTCAAATTTAGTATAATGAGGCAATGTTCTATTATCAAATCCATAAGGGATACGCTTACCGTCCACATTTTGTTGCCCAAGACAGGAAATCATTTGTGCAATATTAAGAGATTTCCCCTTTGACCCAGAGTTAACCATAATAACAAATCTATTATCTTTGGATAAATTTTTCAATCCAATATTACCAGCCGTCTTGGTTGCTTCATTTAATAATGAATTAACATTTGTCTCAAATTCCACCTCATTTGATTTTCCAGTTTTATTTTCAAAAACACCAATGTGTGTTTCATTGATCAGTTCCTGAACACTTCTCTTTTTATTTGAAATAGCTTCAGTAATTTGTTTATTGGTCTCTTCGTTCGCAATCAAATCACTAATACCAACGCTATACGAACTAAGTTTCATGTAATCCGTAATCAAATTTTGTAAATTATCAATAAAGTTTCCCGATTCTTTAAAACCGAAATCATTGAAAATGCTTTGGATTAAACCAACACTTGTAGAACCCAAAGCTTTTTTGTCCAATTGGCCCATAATATATTCTCCATTTTTGATTAAAATTTTATTATTCAAATTACTTTCATCCTCTGCCGATTGTCCATTTTTAAATTTAGCACTTAATGGAGGCAATAATTGAGACAGTAATTCATAATTCGTCAAATTCTTCTTCCCCTTTAATTTATTAAGATTTACATTATTATTACTCATCAATAGATTCATGGCCGTTCTAATATCAAATTTTACTTCAGGGCGTGTAAATCTAAAAGCACCGAGGAGCGAATCTTGAAATATCCCCACAATGGATGAATTATTAGCAGGACTGATGATTTGCCTTTCAACAGCAGCCAAATACCGCAATTCAGCCCTACTTTCATAATCTTGTGGATTGTGCAAATTCATTTCATCCCCGTCAAAATCGGCATTATAGGGCTTTGTGTCGGCGACGTTCATCCTAAATGTATCACCGCGTTTCATTACTTTCACAAAATGACACATCATGGACATTCTATGAAGGGTGGGTTGTCTATTAAATAAGATTGGATCACCGTCTAACAAATGTCGATGTAATTTATCTCCAATATTTAAAACCAATGAATTTCGGTCAACATATCGGAGAGATATGGAATCTCCTTCTTTGCGTTCGAGAATTTTAGCACCAGGATAAGTGTCTGGTCCATTCATCATTAATTTGGTGAGAAATTGTTTGTTTCTTCTATTAACAACTTCTGGAAATGTAATATTTTTTGCTACCTTCAGTGGAACACCCAACTCAGCTATGCTTAAATTAGCATCTGGTGTAATAACAGAACGCGCAGATTGGTCAACTCGTTTTCCCATAAGATTTCCTCTTACACGACCCTGTTTTCCAACCAATCTTTCCTTAATAGATTTTAAGGCACGACCAGAGCGCTGCGCAACCGCTGCTACACCAGGAATACGATTATCAACCATGGTAGCGCAATAATATTGCAACACTGTGGTCCAGTCTTCGATGACCTTTGAAGAAGAATTTTGTTGGAGTTTTTCTTGAAGTGTTTTATTTGCTTTGATAATATTAACGATAATATGTGAAATATCATCTTCACTTCTTTGTTGTGCATCATGTTTTACAGATGGCCTGACCGCAGGAGGTGGAATGGCTAGAACTTGACATACCATCCAATTTGGACGAGACCAAGTCGGACTGAAACCCATAAAACTAACATCGTCGTCTGAGATTCTCCTGAACATTTTAAGAACAATTTCGGGGGTTAACTTCATGGTCACGTTCTGCGTTTCACCTTCTTCATTCGTTTCAAGATCAGCCCATTCGGCAAATATAGTTGCTAATCCTTCTTTGTAAATTTTCTTGGGTTGTTTGCAACCACATCCGTCTTGAGTGCATTCGCCACAACGTTTGATTTTACTAGCAAGTGCGAATATTTGCTGCCACCTTTTTCGATTATCAGTAGGCAATGTTCCATTATATTTCGCTTTATCAATTAAAAGTTTACTACATTTAATACAAATGCATCGTAATATTTTGATAATCGTATTTAAATATTGAATATAAAATATCGGTCTGGCCAATTCTATATGTCCAAAATAACCTGGTGTTTGCATATAATTATGACCGTCTGTTGGGCATATCAAACCGGGGTCTGAAATACCCATTCGCGGGTCAAATAATCCACCAATAACGGGTTTATTATTAATATATGTATCACGACTAGTTATTTCAGCAACAGATGCTTTTCTAATTTCTTCGGGAGATAATATACTAAATTGGATCCCAATAACTCTTGATGGATTCATGGTGATTTTTTCTGCGGACATTCTTATATTATATGTAATATATTTAGATTGTTTTCAATTTTTATTAAAAATATAAGTATTCAATGAAATTTAAAACTTATACAAAAATTGATTTTAAAAAAATAGTGTTTAGTACTAATAATAACAAAGATGGAATTTGAAAATAATGAAAAACGCGATTCTCCTAAAACGAAAAAATATAATCTGAGAAAGAAAAAAACTACAAAAAAAAAATATAAAATTAATAATTCTGATAGTGATAGCGATGATAGCGAATGGTTACCTGAAGTAGATACTCCATTAGAAGATTTGCAGGAAGAATCTTCTACTAGCGAAGAAGAAGATTTTGACGATGATGACGAAATGGATGTTTTGGAATTACAAAAATTTATGCAAAAAATATTTCCTTCTAAAAGTGGTAGTGAAAGAATAAGACAATTAAACAAATTGGAAAAATTATCTAAGAAAGAAAAGCCTAAATCAAAAAATAAAAAAAATAAAAAAAAAAATGTAAAGAAAAAGACCAAACCAAAGAAGTCTTCAAAAAGTGTTGTCGATGATTCAGAATATGAAGAATCCGAATCCGATGACGAAGAAGAAGAAACAAAATTCTTGAATGCTATGAAAGCATACGAAAAGGAAATGATGTCTAAGAAAGTTGTTGATGACCCAGAACAAGAAGAATTTGATATGTTGAGTAAAAATGCTATGCAAAATATGAAATTTAATATTGTATTTACTATGGACGGAGAAGAGGAAGAAGAAGATATATCTTCCTCTGATTCAGATAGTGAAAATAAAAGCACGGATGCTCAAACTTACAAAAAAAATGAAAAAATCTCAGTGAAATTAAAAGAGTGGGATAGTTTTCAGCTAGGCAAGGTCATCAAAGTCAGAAAAAATGGTAATTACGATATTGACCTTGAAAACGTATACGATAGAATTAAAGATGTGAATCCAAAAAACATGAAATCAGTTACAAAAGAGGAAGAATACAATGAAATGATGAGTGAAATGGATAAGCTTTTAAAAACCAAGTCCAAAAAAGGTTCGGCAGCAATGTTAAAGCATTTTGGTGAACTAACAAAGGCTCATGAAAAAAAACAGAAAAAAAAGACAGAAGACGAAGAGAAAAAAGAAAAACGAAAAAATGTAGTAAAATTAAGAAAGCTCTCACGTGAAAAAAATTCGTCGAATGAATTCAAATTTTTCGGAACAATGGATTTAGAATCACAAAGAAATGTTTTGACACGCTTAAAAGAAGTAAACGCTTATTATAATGTTGAAAAACCTTATCGTATCTCATTGTTGGAATCCGATATTCCAGTAGCTTTCAAATCACAAGCTTTGAAAAAAATCAATACTCTGGCTTATATGGACCCTGGTTCTGGCGAATATTACAAGATCAAACAATGGGTAGATGGGTTTATGAGAATACCTTTTACAAAAACAGCGACATTGCCCATTTCGATGAAAGACGGTATTGAAAAATGTGGAGCATTTATCGCGGAAGCTAAACAAATTTTGGACGATTGTGTTTATGGATTGGACGATGCTAAAATGCAAATTTTACAGTATATCGGACAATGGATAGCAAACCCATCGACCACCGGGACGGCAATCGCCATTAAAGGTCCACCTGGGACGGGTAAGACAACGTTAATCAAAGAAGGTATCAGTAAAATTTTGAACAGACCATTTGCGTTCTTAGCACTCGGTGGCGCAACAGATAGTTCATTTCTTGAAGGGCATTCGTATACATATGAAGGCAGTTCTTGGGGTAAAATCGTTGATATTATGATCCAAAGCAAATGCATGAACCCTGTGATATTTATGGATGAATTGGATAAAATATCAGATACACCAAAGGGTGAAGAAATTGCTGGAATTTTGACTCATTTAACAGATACAACTCAGAATGATAAGTTCCATGATAAATATTTCGCAAATGTGGATTTTAATTTGAGCAAAGCGTTGTTTATATTTAGTTATAACGACGAATCAAAAGTAAATCCAATTCTAAAAGACAGAATGTATCGTATTCACACGGGTGGTTATGACAAAGCGCAAAAAACTATTATAGCTAATAAATATTTAATTCCAAAAATAGAAAAAAATATTAATTTTGAGAAGGGCGATATTAGTATTGAAGATGATGTGTTGCATGATATTATTGATAATTATACTGAAAATGAGAAAGGCGTTAGAAATATGAAGAGGTGTTTAGAAATTATATATGCTAAATTAAATCTTTATCGCCTCATGACCCCTGGTTCATCATTATTCAAAAAAGAAAAAACGATTGAAGTTTCATTTCCTTTTAAAATCACACAAGAAGTTGTAAAAAAATTAATTATTAAGGGTGGGAAACCAAGCATTCCCTTCGGTATGTATGTTTAACTGCTTCTAATTATTAAGATATTATACAATCAAAAAATTTTTTTTCTGCACATCGATGATAGCAATTTCCATGCGATGGGTTTTTCATTTTACAATTTACGCAAATATTGTTTTTATCAAAATCATGATATCTGCAAGATTTTCTAACAGATAGTCCACCGTGTGTTGGATGATATGTATCAGAACATTTATAACAATAAACCTTTTCTTTTGATATCACGACATTGTCTTTATCATACATTATTAATTAAATTAATAATTTATGTTTTTTTATATTTTTAAACGCCACTTGGTCCAGTATTGTTCCCACCGCGCATATTGATATAATCAACTTGTTTTTTTGTGATACAGGCACATCCATTGGCGCTACTAGTTCCCGAATAAGGAGGGACACAACATTCTGGCTTGAATTCCGTATCAGCATAGAAAAATAACTGACCTGGTGCTAACGGCAAAGTAGGACCACTGTGAGTATCCAGCTGTTGACTTATAGAATCAACTTTTTTACTTGCCCCCCAAGAACCAGTTACACCCTTTCCCATATCGTATCCGATTGCCGAACCCATGCTTTCCATTCCTTCCTTCACCACTTTCTTAGCTGTTTCAGTGTGGGTACACGAACACAATACCTGTCCACCTATTATGGCACCAATTATGAGACAAGCAATAACAATTTCAACTCTAAAACGAATTCCCATTAATTTCATTTCCATTATACATACTTGATAGATAAAATTTATAATATATCCAATAAATTCTCTTCTTCCCACAGCATTTGTTCTAAACTTCCATTATAATCGAAAAAAACTGTGTTTTTAATCATTAATTTACCACTAGCGGTTATTATATGATATAATTTATTATTATCAAATTCTATTGGTGTTCCCATATTTATTGTATTAAACTTGCCTAAATATTTATCATCGATGACTAAATTCGGACCTCCGATAAATGTATTATTGTTGATTTTATATTTTTTTATTTGTTCAATGTTTTTACTACTAATTTCAACAATACCCAAAATCTCTCCTCCAAAATATAAATTATCATTTAAATCTAAATCTTTTAATGAAATCATTGAGCCATTTTTTAATTTAACTTTCGTATCACCACAAAAACCACCTTCCAAATGCTTGTGCAAAGCGGTGTGATCCGACGATAGCGATTTTGATTTCTTAAATTTTTTAGGATATTTGTTTTTTAATTCTTCTAAATCATATTCGTCTACTTCATCCCAATCGGCAAAAGTTGTACCGTTTACAATAATATGCTTTGAAGTGGTATTTAAACAGTAAACAAACTGGTTTTGATAATTCAATAACCGTGTTCTACTTGGATGTTGTGAAACAGGTATCCAACCAATGTCGTTTTTATAAACATCGTGGCAACCCGTAACAATAACCCCATTTAAATTAAAAATTTCTTTGTCGGCCTTTTTAATTTTAAATGTGGATGTAACAATTCCACCATCTTTTAGAATATCTCCCAATTTAATATCTATTATTTTCTTCTTTCCTTTCATTGTTTCAACTATGGTATTTTCATCAAAACAACCTTTTTTTGGATTATTGGGTAGATTATCACTTGTGATTTCAAGAATATGAACCAACCAACCTGCTATTATACCAGTTGGTATAGCAACTGCGATAAATAAAGCAGTAACAGTAGCGGCAAAAGGCCAAGTCCATGGGAAAATCCACGCTATTACAACTAGTGCTGCTAATATGATTAAAAATTTAATAATTATTTCAAGCATTGCTCCCAAAGATGATTTAAGGGCCAGGTAGGAAGCCATCACTGTATATAACCCGGTAGTCATAATGCCCTGTGCCTTTTCCATGATGGCTTTAATTTTCATAGTTACACGTTGTAATTGTATTACAACATTGACCATGCGACCCATTATATTTGTGACTATTTTCATAATAGCAAGTCTAATTTTGTTAAACACCTCTCTGATTTTTTGTATGGCTTTTGCTAAAAGAACAAAAAACTGACCCAACATATTTGAAATAAAATCAATAGGTGAAGTAAAAGTCCCAATAATATTTGATAAAATACTGTTTACACATTCCGAAAAATTCTTAGCAGTATATTCGATTTTACTTTCACCTGGACCGGCATTTATATATCCCGCAAATGGTATTATAGCTGGACTGCATTTCTGATTGTCCCAATCAGCTTTTATAGGCTTTACTCTTGCTTGGACATAATAATATGAAAACAATAGGAAAAATATAAATAAAGTCACAGTTGTTGTAATAACAGAGCCACCATATTTATCTAAATATGTGGACTTTTCATATAATTTATCAATATAACCGGTAAACGAGGATTGAATGTTATCCATTTATATAGTAATGGGATAATATTCATTTATTAATTTGATTTAATCTTCCCAATCCCAAAATATATGTTCACCAATTGGTATTAAATGGTTGTCTGTTACTAAACAACTAAGTTCTTCGCTATATTCATTGGTTTTAATAGCGCCTTTATAATCTTCGACATTTATAAATTTATCTGATTCTGGATGTTTTATCTTGTGTTCGGCTGTTACATAAATAAACTTTTTAGTTTTTTCACTGTAAATTTTATAAAATAAATGCTCTTTCCCACCATCTATTCTCAATACAGCCTTTACCTTAGAACCATTTTCTAAAATGGCACCAAGCTTGATATCCTTCATCATAACCGATTCCCCAGATTTTAATTTTAATTCTGTTTCTGGATGAAAACACAAAGCTCGTAGAACACCACCTATTGGTCCTTTCATAATACTTTTTCCCAAAAGCATTTGAGAATTTATTAAATACATTATTACCATGGATGTTCCTAAAATTTTTGCTACTAAATCTTTTATTCCCATTATTAATCTCTGAAATTGTATCAACACGTTCATGAAAACACCGAAAATATCACCAGTTATCCCAGAAACAGCATCTCTTACAAAATTTTGCAATTCTCTTATTTTTTGTATTGCCTTGGTTATTATACCACCTAGTTCTCCCAACATGCTGACAACAAAATGAATGGGTTGTAAGAAAAAACCCATCATATTCGTTTGAATTGAACTAATACAAGAAACGAAATTCTTTACCGGGTCATGTCCAAATTGTGCCGCAAAAGGCATGGCTACGGGATTACATCTATATTCTGGCCATTTTTTCTCTATTTTTTTTAGTCCTACAGCTAAAACACTAAATAAAAACATGCATAAAAAAATAACTATTATCAATAATGCTAAAAATGAATCTTTAAACTTCATACTAAAATATAATGTGATAATATTTTAAGTTTTTGAAATGAAAAACGTAAAATTGAATTAAAGTTATATTACGTTAATTATAGTAATTACACCATGGCAACAAATCCTCAATGCAGATTATTGAGTTTCAAATTATCAAATTATAAAGATGAGCATAAAAAAACCAAAGAATTCATGATCCAAATGTTTGGTATTGATGAAGCTGGTAAATCTTATTCAATAAAAGTAAAAGGGTTTCAACCATTCTTTTATATCAAAGTAGCCGATAATTGGGGAATAAAAAAAAAGAAAATATTTATAAAAGAATTAAAAAAAAAACTAAGAAACCAAGAACTTGGCAAAAATTATGATGAGTTTACTAAAGGTAGACGACAATATATCAATCCTAAAATAGAAACTTCCGATGATGGAGAAAAGGAAACAAAAGAAGACTACATTTTGAGAAATCGCGATGATTTTAAATCTTATATTGAAAATGATATCTTAACTTGTAAAATCATCAAAAGGAAAAAATTATATGGTTTTGATAAAGGAAAAGAATATAGATTTGTATTAATCAAATTTAGAAATACATCTGCTATGCATAAGGTGAAAGAATTCTGGTTATATCGTGTAAAAGATAGAACCTCGCAATTTGGATCTAAAGATGTATTGAGAACGTTCAAAATATTTGGATGTGAAACAGAATTATATGAGGCAAAACTACCACCTTTGTTGAGATATTTTCATATACAAGAAATCAGTCCATCTGGTTGGATTGAAATCGATGCTGGTAAAATTAAAACAGAAGACTCCACAAATTGCGATTTTGATTATACAGTAAAATACAGTGCTATTAAACCTCTGCCGCAAAAAGAAATTGGAGTCCCAGTAAAAGTTATGAGTTATGATATAGAAGCGGGTTCTTCACACGGCGATTTCCCCGTTGCTAAGAAAAATTATAGAAAATGGGTTAGTGACGTCATTAACTATTGGTATAAAAACAAACAGGATATCAAAAGAATGTCTAAAGGAGACCAGGAAGGATTGCTTAAGCGTATGCTTTTAACCGCTTTTGAAGAAGACAATGTTGATGGGATACATAAAGTTTATCCAAAATGGGCAAACATCACAAAAGATAGAATCCTACAAAAATTTGCGCCGTTTTTCAGAGAAGATTTGTATAAAATTATTGTTGAAACCAAAAGACCTATTAAAAAAAGAAACGAACGAATGAACAAGTATAATAGCGGTGGTGACGACGAAGAAGAAGATTTCAACGATATTTTAGATTATAAAAATTATATTAGAAAATTTACACTTTTGCAATATCTCAACAACGATAAGATTGATAAATTAAAAAAATTGGAAATCATTGACGAAGCACTTGAATATATTCCCGGAAGTAAATTTAATTTATTCCCGTTGGAAGGCGATCCGGTTACATTTATCGGATCCACGTTTATGAATGTAGGCGATGAAACACCATATTATAACCACGGTGTTTGTCTCGGAACATGCGACAAAGTAACTATGGAAAATTCACGATGTGATATCGAATGCTATGACGATGAAGCAGACCTATTAAAAGCATGGACTGAAATGGTGAAACGTGAAAAACCGCATGTAATTATAGGATATAATATCTTTGGTTTTGATTGGAAGTTCATGTATGAAAGAGCAGAAGAAACAAAATGCAAAGATGAGTTTATGTTGTTATCAAGAAATAATGGTATGAATGGTATAAAAAGAGAAAAGTCCATCAAAATTGCTAGTGGTACACACAATCTGACTTATATTGAAATGGACGGGGTCGTTCAGGTTGATTTATACAATCATTTCAGAAAAACAGTAAATCTTGGTTCATATAAATTACAGGACGTCGGTTCACATTTTATAGGCGACTCTGTTAATAAATGCGTGTCTAATGATTTAAATAAAACCACATTGATTTCTAGCAATAATTTAGTAGGTCTACAACGAAATAATTATGTTTGTTTTGAAATAGTAGGTCATTCAAACGACAGTTATATGGATGGGGCAAAATTCCGAGTTATTGAAATAAATGGAGACGGGTCATTTACAATTGAAGGCATTATTGAAATTGATAATAATATAAAACTTCGATGGGGATTGGGTAAAGATGACGTCACTGTTGCCGATTTATTTCAAGCATTTTCCGAAACGGGAACAAGTCATGATAAAAAAGTTATCGCACAATACTGCTTTCAGGATTGCAATTTGGTTCATCATTTATTCAGAAAACTTGATATCTGGACTGGTATGGTGGAAGAAGCTAATATTTGTAGCGTGCCTGTTGATTATATTGTAATGAGAGGTCAGGGTATTAAATTATTATCTTTTATCGCCCAAAAATGCCGAGAAAAAAGAACTTTAATGCCTGTGTTAACAAAACCCGAAGGCGATGGGTCATATGAAGGTGCTATTTGCTTGAAACCAAAACGAGGGTTTTACGACGATAAAAATCCCGTCGCTGTTGTGGATTATTCATCTCTGTATCCTAGTTGCATGATTAGTGAAAATATTTCACACGATAGTAAAGTCTGGACACGAGAATATGATCTGAAAGGAGAAGAAATCGCCAGAACTGGGGCCAGAGATGCGAGTGGAAACTACGTCTATGATAATCTGGAAGGATATAAATATGTTGATATCGAATATGACCGTTATGAATGGATATCACCCGATGGTAAAAAAAAAGAGGAGAAAATTAAAGTTGGTACTAAGATTTGTAGATTCGCACAGTTTCCAGATAATAAAAAAGCTATTATGCCTTCTATTTTACAAAATTTATTGGCTGCTAGAAAAGCAACACGAGTTAAAGCAAAATATAAAACAATCACAACCACGTCAGGTGATAAATATTCAGGATTATTAAGTGATACAGACAGCCAGTATATTATCACAGATGTAGCACTTGTTGATGGTATGTTAAAAAAGACTTCCCAATCATTTGATAAAAGTGATGTGGTTGATGTAAAAGATACATATAACAGTTTCATGAAAAATGTATTCAATCAAAGACAAGCCTCTATTAAAGTAGTCGCCAATTCGTTATATGGTCAATGCGGTGCTAAAACGAGTTCCTTTTATGAAATGGACATTGCTGCTTCTACAACGGCAACGGGGCGAAAATTATTAATTTATGGTCAGAAGGTTATTGAAAATGTGTATGCCGACAGAATATGTGAAACAAAATATGGTAAAATCAGAACAAATGCTGAATATATTTATGGTGATACAGATTCAGTGTTCTTCACATTTCATTTAACCGAATTGGACGGAACCCCTATCCGAGGGAAAAAGGGATTGGAAATAACAATAGAACTGGCGATTGAAGCTGGTGAATTAGCGTCGTCTTTCCTCAAGCCTCCGCATGATTTAGAGTATGAAAAAACATTTATGCCGTTCTTGTTATTGTCTAAAAAACGATATGTGGGAATGTTATACGAAACAAATCCAAATAAGTGTAAAGAAAAATCGATGGGGATTGTTCTTAAAAGACGTGATAATGCTAATATTGTGAAAGATTGTTATGGGGGTATTATTAAAATTATGATGAGTTCACAAAATATTACAGATGCTGTTAAATTCACTAAAACATTTCTTCAAGATATGGTTAATGAAAAATTCCCGATTGAAAAATTAATTATTAGTAAATCGTTAAGAGGGTTTTATAAAAACCCAGACAGTATAGCACACAGAGTTTTGGCCGATAGAATGGGACAACGTGATCCAGGCAACAAACCGTCTGTCGGTTCTCGTATACCATATGTTTATATTCAAACAAAAAAAAAGGCGAAACTACAAGGTGATAGGATTGAAAACCCTGATTATATTAGAAAAGAAAATCTGAAACCCGATTATGGGTTTTATATCACAAATCAAATACAAAAACCAGTCACTCAAGTATTCGCGTTGTTATTAGAACAAATGGTTGAATTTAAATCTAAAATGAAAGGTTTCAATATGAAATTACGCAGCCTAAAAAAACAATATAAATCGGATGAAAAAAAATTCGAAGCCCAGGAAACTAAATTGAGAAACAAGCATGTGAAAAGGTTAATATTTGATAGTTCAATACGACAAGCAAATAATATCAAAAATGGACAAAAAACAATTCATTCATTCTTTTAAATCTGTATTAAATATAAATGAAGACAATACAAAAAAGATTTTTAGTTTTTTTATTTGGATGCATCGTTGTTAGATTTTTATTTGTTGTGATAGCGGCGAAAGTAAATAAAAAATATTTACCTTATCTTGGCATGCTATCAATATTACCAGCTATTGGATTTATATACATATATTTAGGTGGATACCGAAAAACAGGCGGGGAAACATTCGGTCAAAAAATATGGTGGAACAATTTAAGACCCGTCCATGCTATATTGTATTTAACATTCGCTTATTTGGCTATAAATAAAAGTTCTCAGTCATATAAACCTTTGCTTATAGATGTATTAGTTGGGTTACTAAGTTTTTTGATTTATCATTATACAATTGGTTCATTTTCTAAATTATTCGCAAAATAAAATATATTAATATAAAATTTTTTATTTTGTTGTAAGAGTACATTTGTTTTTATTGTTAAAACAATTGGGACAACCCGCGCTGGGTCCCTGACAAGCACAATCAGTACTTGATTGATAACGTGATCCATTTAACATCGTGTTGAATACGCAGACATTATTGCCTCCCGCTTTACGCGTTTGTTTAGCTATACCTAAAGATAATAATGACCCAACATTAGCATTGTGTTGTCCGAATCCTTGTGCTCCTGGTATGTGAATTGTTTTACTACCAAGCTTTAATGGGTAAAATCTAGACGATTGTCCCAAAGTACCTGCTCTTTTTTGTTTTGCTCTCATTGTTCCTGCTCCTGGCATTTATATAATACGTGTATATAATTTAATTTCTCTCGGGGGGAATATATCTATATGAAAAATTTAAATCGTTTCCAGATAAATCGCCTAATTCGGAAATAGTTGTATTTGTTGAATTCGAGCCAAATAAGTTATTAAACATGCTATCATGATCTCTTATATCAAAACGACATATTGGACATCTCGGGCTATTTCTAAAATGTTGTCGTATATTCATTTCTCGAAAAATATGACCGCAGTGAATTATTCTAATAACCGAATCATTTGCAGAAAAATCTATTAAATCTATCGGGCATCTTTCTTGTATATTTTCACCCGAAATATCAGAATACGTTAATATTGACGTAGATTGTGCTATTTGGTGACGAGAAGGGCGAATTCTCACGGGTGAGTCAAACGATGATATAAATGTTGTGCTTCTGGCTTGAACACCCGTATTTGTAATTCTATTGCTATAAAACGGCGTTCTTGTAAATATTCTTCGGTGTCTTGTCCGAGTTGGTGGAGAATGCATTAAGACTTGTGAAGGTAACATTTGCTCATTCAAATTATTATGTGCTGAACTATCACTGTTTGGTTCACGCTCATTTGAAGATATTGGCGTCTGTGGTGACGCCGGTGGTGCGGACGGTGAGGGCGGCGAGGGCGGCGAGGGCGATATTACCGGCGGTGGTGGTGGTGGGAACATGGCTTCGGATGACGTTATTGGCGGAGCGGGTGGTGGAGCGGGTGGTGGTATTGGCGGCGGGGCTACATTTTCTAAATCAGTTCTTGTCGGCAAAGAGGTAGTTGTTGAAACGGATGCGCTCGCGAACGGTCGTGTTCTATAATTATTATACCCAACACCAGCGTTATTAGTTGGTTGATTTGTTCTAGTTTGAACAACAGGAACTTGTTGCCTTTCTCGTGAATATGACCGCGTTCTTTCAGTATTTCTCTCCGTTTGTCTGGAGAAAATGGAAGCATCTCTGCGTCGGTTATAACTAGAAACCGGAATTTGTCTTAGGTATTCTATCAATACATCCGATAATCTATTATGAAATCGAGCCATATTGTGTTCACTTTCTCTCATTAATCTTTGGTGTTCTGTGCTTATTGTTAAATAATCACGCATCATTGTATAAATATTATCACTACTGGCCATATAGTTTATTATATTATAATTTTATAAATGATATAAAGTATAAAATTAATATATAATTATCACACCACACAATGAGTTTAGAGATTTCAAAAAAAAGAGAAGGTCTTACCGGGCTTCAAAATTTGGGGAATACTTGTTTTATGAATTCAACATTACAATGTCTTTCCCATACATACGAATTAAATGATTTTTTAGATAAAGAATCTTATAAAAAAAATCTACGAAAAATACCAGAATCCCTTATTTTGATGGAATGGGATAAACTTCGACAACTTATGTGGAGCGAAAATTGCATTATAAGCCCCGGTGGTTTTCTTTCCTCTGTTCAAAAAGTTGCTAAAATCAAAGACAGAATGTTATTTACTGGGTTCGCGCAAAATGATTTACCTGAATTTTTGTTATTTATATTAGAATCGTTTAATACTTCAATCCAGAGAGAAGTAAATATGGAAATTACTGGCGATGTTATTAATGAAACAGATAAGCTAGCCAGTTTATGTTTTAAAATGATGAAAAATATGTATAAAAAGGAATATTCAGAGTTTCTAAATATGTTTCATGGTATCCATGTCTCCAAGGTTGTTTCTGTTGAGAGCAGTTATAGCAATTTAACACCAGAACCATTTTTATCTTTAGATTTAGGACTTCCTGCTAATTCTACTAAATCAGGAAGTACTACAAATATTTACGATTGTTTTGATTTATATACAAAAGTAGAAACATTAGAAACAAAAATAGAAGTTGATGAAGTTACAAAAAAACGAGAATCTGCTGCTAGGCAAATAATCTTTTGGAGTTTTCCAGATGTTCTCATTATATCATTGAAGCGTTTTGCGGATCACAGAAGAAAAAACCAGTGTTTAGTCGATTTCCCTTTAGAAAATTTGGATTTAACGAAATACGTGGTTGGGTATGATAAAAATAGTTATAAATATGATTTGTATGGGATTTGCAACCATAGTGGTGGATTGATGGGCGGTCATTATACATCATATGTTAAAAATCATAATGGAAGTTGGTATCACTTTAATGACGCAAGGGTTAATATTATCAACGACATTTCACAATTAAAAACCCCGAAGGCTTATTGTTTCTTCTATCGTAAAAAAAAAATAAGATAATTAATATATAATGAACGTTGATATTACTCCAACAGATGGATTTCCACATATGTATGATTATGTTAATAATGTAGCAGGAGTTGGTTCAAACCCAGTTGTCTTGATTATTTTAACATTCGTGATTGTTTTTTATTATTTATTATTTAGTTATTTAGGTATTTCAACTTCTGGTTCTGCTGTGGCTGTTCCCACAGATGGAAATTCGGGTTTACAACTTGTTGAAATTTTGATGTGGGGACTATTCATATTTTTAATTCTTATAAATGGATTACAATACTTTTTTAATGTGGATATTAAAACGGGTATAAAAAATATATTTTCACCAGTTCCCGAAGTAGATATTAGTGTAGCAACGCCCGGTTTAGCAGAAGAAGGAGGTGACGAAGTTGAAGAAGGAAATACGGGAAAGCCTCAAGTTTTTCATGTTTCTGATAATAAATACAAATATGGTAACGCTAAAGCGCTTTGTAAGGCTTACGGTGCTCGTTTAGCAAATGTTAAGGATGTACAAAAAGCTTACGATGATGGTGCCGAATGGTGTGGGTATGGATGGTCGGAAGATCAAATGGTTCTGTATCCAACGCAACCAAAGACATGGAATCATTTACAGGGTATAAAAGGACATGAGCATGATTGCGGTAGACCCGGTGTAAATGGAGGATATATTGGTAATCCCAATGCTACATTTGGAGTTAATTGCTATGGTTACAAACCTAAAATTACCGACACAGAGAAAAAAATAATGGACAGTGCTGCTCATCTACCTACTACTCCGGCTGAAAAACAATTCAATAAAAAGGTAGCAGACTATAGAGACAAATTACCAAATATTTTAGTAGCTCCGTTTAATTACGACAAATGGAGTCAAATATAATTGATAAGTTAAATATATTAAAAAATAAAATTTAATATATTTAAATGCATATCTATCATTCATCGAATGATTATACTTTTGAAACTGTAAAAAAAGACAATAAACAAAATAATATTTTTTTATTTTATTTTGATAATCTCCATGCTAATTCTATCATTTTAGATAATAATGTAACCAATCCATATATTGAAAAAATTTTTATTTTTAGTACAGATATAAAAAAAACCAATACTGAAAAAATAACCTATATTTATTATGAATCAAAGCCATTATTGTTTATGGTTTTTGAATATATAGAAAAACAACAATTGGAGGGTTATATATTATTAAGTAAACCTGATATTTATTTCACAGATGCATTAAAAATTTTACACAATACCGATATACCTTCTAAAAAAACAATATTTCCACTTAATTGTTACGGCATGAATGGTGGAATTATGCCGTCAACTGATGTGATTATTTATCATTCGACTCATAATATTTCAGATACCAAGCAAAAAAAAATATTTAATGAATCATTAACTAGTGAAATTTGTTTTTACAAATTTCTTTATTTGTACTATATTTTAGGGTTTGAAATGTATAATATTCCCAAAAGGCTGGTTGCTATAAAAAAAAATAATCCCGCTTTCAAAAAGGGGAAAGGGATAAAAACTTTTATTTATAATATGAGACGCAGAGCCAATAAGGACATACAGTCTCCATTTTTGTATTTAGAACCACATAATTATCCAACGTTTTTTATTAATGAATTTACACCTTTAAAGAATAAATATAATATAATAAACGACAATCACACGTTAACCACAGCAGTAAAAAAATTAATTGATAGTAAAAACAATTTTATTATTCCTCGCATAGCCGGTGTAGAAAATAATTTAGTATGTAATATGTATACAAAAAACCTTGATTTTAATAATCCAGAAATAAAAAATTGGACAACAAGGATAATAAATGTATTAAAAAACAATGCAGGTATATCAATAACCAATATGGAATCATTGAAAAAATATTGTAATTATTATCTAAAAGCATTTGGAAAATGCGATATATATAGCGATTGGTCACCTCTTGGTGCTGTTTGTGAAGGAATTCACGAGAGTCAAGATTTTATAAACCAACGTTTTAATAAAAATACAGTATGGGCGTTTACTTATGATATCTATCATAACATTTTTTCCAATCCATGGACTCATGCTTTGAAAGGTAAGCGCATATTGATTATAAGTGCGTTTGTTGATAGTTATAAACAAAAGTATGATGACGGTGTCTTATCTAAGATTTATGGCGTAGATCTTTTTCCTGAATGTGAATTGGTATTCTTGAAACCTCCTCAAACTCAAGGGAAAAACAATTCAATGGATTGGTCTATTGAATTAGAGAGATTTACACAAAAAATAGAAGAAATTAAAGATACATTTGATATAGCACTGTGTTCATGTGGTGGATATGGTAATCCATTATTATCAAATATTTATGATATGGGAAAATCTGCTATTTATGTCGGTGGTGTTTTACAAATGTATTTCGGTGTTTTAGGACAGCGTTGGTTGAGAGAACGCCCCGATATAGTTAGATTATTTATGAATGAACATTGGACTAGGCCTCAAAATTCAGAAAAACCAAAAGGATTTGAAAATGTAGAAGGAAGTTGTTATTGGTAGTATTTAATGCCGTCGGAAATAATTTATAAATTATATTTTATAAATTATTTTTTTCTAGTCGTTCTTGTTTTAGCTTTGCGGTTTTTACGTGTTTTATGTGTTTTATGTGTTTTCTTTTTTTTCGAGCCACCTCGTGTTTGTTTTGTAGTTGGACCAGAAAACTCTAAAAGTCTAGCATAAAGACCATCGTCAACCGATTCATGTCCACCACCCTCGTCAATAATAGTTGTATCTTCAAAATGACCGCTCCCTCCAATCATCATGTTGAGTTTTTGATGCATCAAATATAACCCCGCCGGAACGGCATAAGGTGTGTCTTTTTCTTTTTTACCACCCTTTTGAATAATAGCAGGCATTTTATTGAGATATTTATTGTTAATTTCAAATCCTAAACTTTTTGTTACACCGCCTTCTTGGTAAAATAACAAGTCACTAGGTTTCATTTTATAATTACTCATATATGTATATATATATTGTGTGATTATTTATATGTTTTTACCGCCCAATTAAATGTTTTTCCTTGACTGGTTGAATTTTCTTCATAGTTTTCTTTGATTTGTTGTTTATGTTTTTCATGTTTTTCATATTTATCATTCTCCATTTTTTCAATCAATGGTTTTGCTAATGTTGGGTTTTCATAAAAAATCTCCAAATCATATTCTGGTTCTGTATATTTAAACATAATAGCTGTTAAATGCCCGACAAATGACCCAGTTGTATCATAGTAATACAATGTTGATAAATCATCTCGTAAATAAGAACGCTCGTGTTCATAAAAACTTTCAATTTCTTGTTCTATTTTATATGTAAACGTGTTGCACCAGTTTTCCAATAATATTTTTTTAGTAATTTCACAATTTAAAAAATCATCTAATGTGAAATTTTCGCGAATAAATTTTTCCATATCCACTTTTTCTTTTTCACTCTCAATTGGTTTGCTTTTTCTTTTTTTTATACACGGCATTTTCTGGTTCTTCTGATATTCTGTATATAAATGTTGCTATTTCGTTTTTAAACCCTTTTTCATTATTGATAGACACGTTGTTGGATTTTAAAATATTTTTTAGATTTCTATGAAAATATTTTATATAGTCTCCATGAGATACGGGTTGGTCATTTTCTGTAACAACGCCATTCATATTTTCGATTGGGGAATCAATCCAATCATTAAACATCATTTTTCTTTTTCGAACTGTTAAATTATACGGCTGGTAAGGAGGTAGGGAAAGTTTATTTGTCTCGGACATAATGTATTATTAATATCAAAAGGTTTAAATCAATTGTAATAACGTTTTACTTCTTGCGAATACCTAACTTCTCTTTTTTGTTTGATATATTCAATAATTTGTTTAGCAGACTGTTCGTCTAAACAAGATTCTAAACATTCGTTTAAAAATTTATACGTTAAAGGTGCATTTGATTTGGTATTTTGAAATTTTAGTTTTCCATCTGTAATTTGAATAACTGAGTTTTGTAAATTACTTTCTGTTGCAACAGAAAGTATGTTTTCCCCTAAAGCATTTCTTTTTGCTCTGTGTTGTCGTATTTGATCATTCAGTAATTTAATTTTATTATCAGTTGTAACCCATTCTCGAATTTGTTCTTCAAAGCTCATTTTATATATTAGAAAAAATATATTTAAACAGTTTATAAAATATATTTTTTTATTTAATGTTTTCTGGAACGGCTGCGGCTGCGGCGGCGTCTGTGGCTGCGGCTGTGGCTGCGGCTGCGGCGGTGGCTGCGTTTACGATTGCGTTTGCGTTTACGTCCGCCTCCCTTGCGTTTTTTCTTTGTGGAAGATAAAGCAGAAAATAAGACAATGGAAGGAAGAGCTTGTTTAATAACTTTTCCTACCATTCCCATACCACCTGTTCTCGTTCGTGTTCTTTTGCGCTTGTGAGTTCTGGAACGAGTTCTAGAACGTTTGTGATTTCGAGTGCGGGATCTTCTCATGTGTCCGGTCATTATATAATATACAAAGAAAAACATTTTATAGAATCTGTGAATTATTTTATTTTTATAGATGTATCAATTTTATAACGCAATAATAATATGAAAATCCCTAAAATTAATAAAAAACTGATAAATACAAATATCATTGAAAGAAATATATATGGATAAATTTCTTGTAAAATAACATCCATCATTGGTTTTAATAGCAACTTTAACTCGTTTTTTATGTCTTCTCGTTTTAGAACATTTAAACAATATTCTAAAATAGTTTCTTTTAAAGAATCTGTTTCCATTAGAAATAATTTATATTTTATTATTGCGTGTTATACAAGTATAAATTTTCTTTTTATTGTCTAATGAGTGTAAATAAATATAATACTGGTGATGAGTTTCCTTTTTCTAAATTATATTTAGCAAATCCAAATGGACTACAGGGAGGGTCATATTTTTCTACAATCAAAATTGATAGTGATGGTGTATTAATACAAATGCCTAAATGTAGTACAAAAAACGGTATTCACAAAACGGGGAAAAAAATGTATACTGATTTATTATTTGATAAATCAGACGAAAAATTTGAAATTTGGACAGACACATTAAGCGATACTATCAAAAATTTGATATATGAAAAAAAAGATATTTGGTTTCAAGATGACTTGTCGTTTGATGATATTGAATACGCTTGGCAGGAGATTTTACGAAATTATAAAAAAAAAAATGTATTATTTAGATGTTTTATAAAAAAACCAAAAAATATATCAAGAGATGAGTTGGTTATGGTATACGACGAAGATGAAAATAATTTGACTCTGGATGACATCAAAGAAGATACGCAAATTATACCATTAATACAATTAAGTGGTTTGAAATTTACAAGCCATAGTTTTAGTTTAGAATTCAACCTTAAACAAATTATGGTTTTAAAAAATTTATCTTCAAAGCCATTAATTACAATTACTAATTCCGAAAAAACAATAGATAGTAATAAAACAAGTGATGTTAAAGTTAATAAAAATAATTTAAGTAAGAGCATGGATGAAAACAAAAAAGAAGTGTTGCAGACCAGTGACTCGTTAAAAGATATTGTGGAAGATATAACTACAAATATCAAAGTTGAAAATTTAGACATTATTAAAGAAAATAAGAAAACAAGCGAAGCTGGTAAAGAAGATGAAGCTGGTGAAGAAGATGAAGCCGACAAAGCTGACGAAGCCGACGAAGCCGACAAGGCCGACGAAGCCGACAAGGCCGACGAGGCTGACGAAGCTGACGAAGCCGACGAAGCCCTTGATTTAGAAAAACCAAATGAAATTCAACAAAATCTAACCAATGATACAACTAATAATATTAAAGAACTATCAAATACTTTAGAAAAAAACATAATTGGAGATTTGAATGAAATAAAATTGGAATTACCAGCCGAAGATAAATCTATTTCACTTAAATCGCCACAAGATGTTTATCTAGAAATATATGAGGAAGCCAAAAGACGGGCTAGGGAAGCAAAGAGAGCAGCAATCGAAGCGGTTTTAGAATATAAACGTATAAAAAATAAATATATGTTAGAAGAATTGGATAGTTCTGATGACGAATTTGAATTAACAGAAAGTTTGTGAAGTAATATATTTAGAATATAAACAATTTTATGAAATAATTTTTTATATGCTAATTTTATAGAATGAAACTCAGTAAAACGATCAAAAACATTTTTAATAATCACACAATTTTGTTTGTCATAGTTGCCGCCGTTGCTCTTCTTTATTTCATTGATAATTATTCCAAAAGCAAAGGTTTAGAAGGTGCGGCTTCCACTGCTCCATCAGCAGCAGCATTTAGTGAACAAGGTGGTATGTTCCCAAGTAACCCACCCGGTGTTAATAATACGGGTGGTTCGGCCAGTTGCTGCTCCAACACTGGTGGGAACTACTCTGCATCAGCTCCTTTAGGGCAAAACGCATCAAATGCTTCCGTAAATGGTATTCACACAAATCAACATGGTCTTGCACCAAGTTGTACTTCTAAGGCTGTAACAGACCCTTCTCAACTTTTGCCCAAGGATTCCAATGGTTCTTTTTCTAAAATGAGTCCCATGGGAGCAGGTGAAGTTAAGGATGTGAGTCTTCTCAAAGCCGGATATCATATCGGCATTAACACCGTTGGACAAAGTATGAGAAATTCTAATCTCCAGATCAGATCCGAACCAGCAAATCCCCAACTTAACACTGGTCCATGGAACACCAGTACCATTGGTCCCGACTTTAACAGACGTCCTTTAGAAATTGGATGCGGACCTTTGTAAATATTTAATCATATTGAAAATTTTATACAATATGATTTTAGCATTAAATATATATATCATGGATTTCATAGCTTACGCATTAGTGATATTTATTTTAATAGTTGCTTTAAAAATATATTTAGAATCAGACGCATTCAATCTTAAATGTATCATATCCAATGTTGATGGAAATACTTATTGCGTTAGGGAACGTGCTAAGATACAATTAGCAGCCGACTTATTGGCCAGAACAGTACAAAAAATAAAAAAACTGGTTATTCACATGGATAAAACTTATCCCGATCGTGAAAATGTTAATAGACTAGCTAAGAATTTCAATCCACAAAAGGTTTCTGAAATTTTACCAACTAGTTCTTACACCGCGTATACAGAGAATAAAGGCGAGAAAATGGCTTTTTGCACTACTACTACGAAAAAGGGCGATAATTTGATTGATGAAAACACATTGACTTTTGTCGCCATTCATGAAGTTGCTCATATTATGACGAAATCGGTTGGTCATACATCTGAATTCTGGCAAAACTTCAAATTTCTCTTGCAAAATGCTACAAAAATTAATATATATACACCAGTTGATTATAAAAAAAAACCTGTTAATTACTGTGGAATGAAGATTCATGATAATCCATACTACGATTTGTAATTTATATTTTATATTTTTTATAATGAACATAATTAAATTTTATATTATTTTCATTGTGTCCCTTGCTTTCGTCAATTATTTTGAAATCTTTTGGAATTTCTGGGAAAAATGTGTCACATTCAAAGTCATTATCTATAACTGTAGCGTATATTTCATCTACTAAATTTTTCTTTAATGATTCTCTATATATTTGTTCACCTCCTATTAACCAAATATCATCGTATAAATGACTCTGAGACACCGCGGCAACATTATCGAAGGATTGCATAAATAATTGGTTGTTTGTTTGAAAATAATCCATTTTTGACGTTAGAATTATATTACTTCTTTTAGGCAAAGATAAACACTTCAAACTAACCCATGTATTGCGACCCATTACTATTGCGTTATTACCTTGTCCCATCGTTAATTTTTTAAATCTTTTGAGATCACTTTTCAAATACCATGGCATTTTGTTATTTAATCCGATTCCCCTATTTTTACAAAATGCTACAATTAATTTCATTTATTTTATAATAAATAATTTAGGTTATATTTATATACATGTCGAATATATATAAATTAAATCACATCAAAGACAACGACATTGAACACATATATGTTTTTATAGGAGGGGTTTCATATGAAGGGGAAAATTATGGACCAAAGGGTACGAAATTTTTTTCTGATAAAGAATGGAAAAACATCAAAACAAATTCAATACCTGTTTCAGTGGTAAAGCATTTTATACATAACGACGACACTATTATCATGATAAAAAAGAAACTAATTAAATATTTACGTTTGAAGAAATCCATTAAACAATTATATTTATTCGGTATTGTTGAAAAATATTTAGACCCGTCAATAATTTATGAACAATTGTCTCAAAATGATAAAATTGATATCACACATCAAAAATTATGTCATTTTTTGTCTAATACAGTTGTTGGTGATTGTGATGATGTAAATGAAAACGTTGATTGTGAAGACATTATACAAACCCAAAAAGAAGTATATGATTATGACGATATTCTCTCTTTCAACAAATTTGAATGGTCTGAGAAAAAGTTTATTACTGTACCCATCGGTCAAAAATTAATTATTAGCGAGCCTTATCCATTTATTTCAAATCCATATAACTTAATGGACGAGGACCCTATCATCAAAAGAAGTATTTCAGATATTCTAACCACACAAAACAATAATTTGCTATTTGAAAGCGGTGATTTATGCAATAATAATATTTTCGTTTGTTTTGCCGATGAAGTTCTTGATTACTTTTCAGATAAAGACAAAATTAGTGAAAAATATATTTTATCATTGTTTTTCCCAATTTTGGTTGTGAAAGATAATATTACATCATTAACACAATTGGAAGATAAAAAAGAGCAATTATTTGAATCTCAAAAAAAAACAATTGACGAAAATTTTACTTTGTATAATGAAAATGTTGATTTGTTTTATAATATGTATTATACTAAAAAATCAGACCTTGAATATTTAGATAATACACCAGGTATAACAAGTATTCATTTCACAATCCATCCTTTATATAAAATAAAATTCCCACTTGAAATATTGTTTAAACTAATCCATTCCGACAAAAATATTCCAATGGTCAAATATAATCCGGGTAATAAGAGAGAAAATATTTACAGATTTTTTACCGACAATGTTGTTTCGGCTGATGGGAAAAAAATTCCCCTTTTATATATAACAAATAATAATAAGAAAGGTCTTATTATCAAATTAAGCAAGTTATTAGCAACTAAAAAAAAGGTGTCGTATTACATTACAACTATGTATGATGGTGAAAAATATGAAATTATTTGTGAATTCGAATCCAGTGGAAATATTAATATTAAAATGGAAACAAATACTCCATTAACCATCAATTCTATAAATAAAATAATAACTCAGGCAATTGAAATACCCATATTGAAAAAAGTCTCTTCTTACTTGGAACAAAGTGGTTATACATTTTCTTCCTTCAAAAATATTAGAGAATCAAATATTGAAATCAAAAATATAAAATATATTTCATCATTGGTTTACAAAAAAAATATACGTTTGGACAATTTTATTAAATGCTTGAATAGTGTATTTACAATATTTGAAGGAAATTTAAGTTCTAAGAACGAAGGGTTGCTCCTTAGATATAAAAGAGTTTCTAATTATAATGAAATGGATAGCAAAGAAGCATTGATAAACGAAATGAGTAAAAATAGTAAAAATCCTGCTGAAATTATTGATGCTCTCGTTGCTAATTTTAAAATGACTAAAACAGACGCGCAATTAAAATATGCAAATTGGATAAGTAATGCTACTACTGAAAGAGGACTGTTTTCAAATAAATCTTTTTCAATTAGAAACAATACTGGATTTCCCATAATTATAAGAAGAAATATGCAAAATTTTCAAATTACAATATCGGTTGAAAATATTAATAATATTAACTATATTGGATTTTTGAATATTTTTGTAGATTCTTTATTAAGGTTATTTATTGATAAAGACAGTACTGAAGTCCCAGTAAACAGAATTAATAAATTATGCAAGGGCAAGGGTAAAATCATACTTATCGAAGAGGATAAAAACCAAGTTGATATTCAAGCACAGGTGGAAAAGACAGCCCTTAAGCGAACAGATCCATTAATTAATAATAATAAAATTACTTTTGACAATCATGAACAAGGTGATACCGATTTTTTAAATTTATTGATGGGGGACGACGAATCAAGCGACGACGACGATGACGACGATGACGACGATGACGACTTTGGTGACATGGACTTCGGAATAGACGAAGACGACGAAGATATTGCTATTCTAGAGGACATCAGTATTGGAATAGCAAAAAAAGACGAGGTATCAATTAAAACACCAAATTCTGTATCTTCTATAAAATCTGATACAAGCAGTGAAGCCGAAATTGACCTTACGGGAATCCCACTTAAAAATTCTAAAAATATTTTCATGGAAAAAAAAATCAGATTACAGCCAAAATTATTTATGAGAGTTCCAAAGGGTAGATTTAAAGCCTATTCAAAAGCTTGTCCAGCGCAATATTCAAAACAACCCGTAATACTAACGTCAAATGAGAAATCATATATTGATAAAAAAGATAAAGAAGCTGGTACAAAGTCTTATGATGAATTTATCACATACGGCACAGATGAGAAAAAATATCACTACGTGTGTCCTAGATTCTGGTGCTTGGCTGACGAGGAAGGTAAATCACGCAGTATATCGCTCGAGGAGATTAATTCGGGAAAATGCGGAGGGTGGGACGCTCTCATACCAAAAGACAGTAAGAAAGTTCCAAAAGGTAAAAGAATTTATGAATTTACAGATAATAGATTTCATACCGAAGGGGTAAAAGACTCAAACATAATGGTATATAAACCTATGTATCCTGGTTTTATTGATCCTTCGAAACATCCTGATACTTTATGTATTCCTTGTTGCTTTGGAAAACCAACTACAAAAAAAAATATGAATAAACCCATTCCCAATATGTATAAACCAACAGATGACGGTAATCCAGAAGGAAAGGGTCCAACATTTAAACGATTGAAAGATGGTTCTATTGATTTAAAATCTGTTGTAGGCGTCCAGCAATTAAAAGATGCCCCCGCAAAAGTTAGAATTGAAAATTTTAATAAATGCAATCAAGGTAGCGAAAAAAAACAAATCATACAAAAAATCATAAAAAAAACTATAGATATGATTCCTTTGTTAGAAACTTTCCCTTTGAAATCAAGTCAACTAGGATATCCTAGCATAGCTGAACAAAAATTTTTAGGATTTAATTGTCAAAAATTATGTCAGAAAACATTGTCTGATAAACAAATGAAATTAAACAAGTCTTGTTTATTACACAAGGGTATGGAAAAGTCTGAAAAACAATCGTTTTTGGCTGTGTTGGCCGATATTTTCTTTTATAAGAAAAATAGAACTTTATATAATACACCCATTAAATCAACATCCTCAATTAATATGACTATCAAACAAATTATTCAAGAAATTATATCCCACCTTAACATTGATACATTTATTTCATTGCAAAATGGTGATTTGGTAGAATTATTTCATCGAGATAATATTAATGTTGATATGGAAAAATATAACACTAGTAAAATATATGAAAAACTACTTCCAAATTTAAGAGAGAAACAATTTATTTTATACTTTTCGAAAGTAATTTCTGCATACGAAAATTTCCAATCCTATTTATTAGATCCAACATCCATGATTAATTATGAATACTTGTGGGATTTCATAACAATACCCAGGACAAAAACAGGAGGTGGGTTATTTGATAAAGGGTTAAACCTTATCATAATAAAATCACCAGAAGACGATATTACAAATAAAATAGAATTAATTTGTCCCACAAACCAATATTCAAATTTAAATTTTGATATAAATAAAGAAATATTATTTATTTATTCAAAAGGTCAATATTACGAACCCATATATAAATATACGCGAACCTCAAAAGACAAATTTCAAATAACCAAATTATTTTATTTAAATAAATTAAAAAACGAGATGCCTGAGATTTCCACAATAGTAAAAATCATTTGGAATAACTTGGAAACCAAATGTAATCCGTTGCCCAGTATGCCGGAAAAATACAATAAAACATTGGATTTTAAAGAAAATATTAGCGCATTGCGAATTCTAAAAATCCTTTCAAAAAATACCATGAAATACAAAATTTTACAACAAGTTGTTAATTTTCAAAATAAAGTTATAGGTATTTATGCATCTAAAAAAAATGAAAATATATACATTCCGTGTCGTCCGTCTAATATTAATGAAAAGATCGATTACACATTTGTACACAACTCTTCATTGTGGAGGGATTATAACGTCACTGTAAAACAATTAAATCTTTTGAGTTCAAGAAGTAAAAAACAAATACTTAGCAAACCACTCGTCAAAGTTGTCGATAATAATATTATCATAGGCATTATTACTGAAACAAACCAAATGGTCCCAGTGTTACCAATGCCTTACCAGTCCCCACCTAATAAAAAAGAATTGGACAATTTAAATGTAGTATTTATAGATAGCGATTCAGATAATTTCAATTATCTGAATTTAGATGCCCAGTTGTTTGAAAACAATAATGTTGACGAAGAAAGAGAGAAAAGAGTAAAAGAAATTAAATTGGAAAGTCATTTTTACAATGTATTCCGAAACTTATTGCGTATTTTACTTAATAATTTGAAATATAAAGAAAATAAAAAGTTCATCAATGACGTCATTGAGAAACCAACAATCAGTTATACAGCAAAACTTAAAACCGTAATTACACGGATTAAAGAGACTATGAAAAACGAGGTAGAATTTGTAAATTTTAAATTAAATAATTTAACCGAAATCAAAGAAATAATACAATGCCTCGGTCTCCCAGACGAAGATTGTGAAAAAAACAACTTGTGTTTACTGTCTTCTAATGGAAAATGCATTATAAAACTGCCTAAAAAAAACTTAATTAATCAAAATGATAATGAAGTTATTTATTATGGTAAATTGGCTGACGAATTAATTCGCTTCAAAAAAATCAGAGAATTTATTTTAACGCCCCATAATTTTTTGTCTTTTCAACAAATTCCATATAACCTTCGGAATAATGAAATTATATTGTTGGAAGAATTGTTGTATGGTAACTACTTTGATGGAATAAAAATAGTATCCGAAAACAAATATATAAAAACCAAAAATATTTATGATATCATTGAACCATCCGACACATTTCCATATCAAGATACGTTTAATTTGAGTATGGATTTTAAAGAAAATGCTGTGAACAATTGCTTGGTATCCAGTGACGAAAGTCAATTGACTTTGGGGCACTGGAAATCAAATGAATTAAAAAAACTAAAAATGAAAAAAAATTCAGAAAAAATTAAAAAGGCGATAATTGAAAAATCAACATTAAATGAAGCTTTTCTCGAAGGATATCAGTTGCTAGAATATGAGAATACGTTTAAATGCACATGGGAATTAATGTTGTCTATAATAAATTCTGAGGGACATGATACAACAATTCAAAACATGGTCGAAATATTAATTTCAAATTATAAAGAATTATTCAAAAAAATTAACAATGACGTTGTTTATAGAATCTTTAAAGGTGAAAAAAAATCACTAATCGCTTCAGCTTTAAAACGAGGGACGCCATTGGTAGATATTATCACAGTGGATGATTATTTTTTGTCTTTATTTGATTTATTCTTATTTTCTAAACATTTTAAAATACCATGTATAATTTTAAGTGGAAATAAAATACCACTGTTTTCAAAGGAGTTCGTCTCTTTTATGTGTACACCACAATCAACACATTCGTATATTATCTTTTCAGGTAAATATAATCTAGTTTCTGAAATACGTCCACCCGTTTATGGATTAATTGCTAAAAACACCTACATTAAGCATACAAATGCTAATTTTGGAGACGTTTATCCAAAAATAATAGAAAATAATATAAATTCGGTGGACGAATTTATAAGCAGGATGACTATCAAATTCAAAAAAATAAAGAAAAAGAAAAATTTGAAATTGAAATTGAAAATTAAAGATTAATACCCCATTTTTTCCCATACCCAATCCCACCATGAATATAAGTTTCTATTTATCAAAACAAGACGCCTCCTTTCATACGCTTCCAATAATAATCTTTGTAATTGCGTTACTTCCTCATTCGCTATATCCAATTTGTCTGTTTTTATCATCATTAAATAACATTTAGAAAATGTTATTTATAATAACACTTAAAACAATTATTATATAATATATTATATGACTTCTAAAAAAACGCTTCTACAAGATGGTGATGTATTTCAAGAAAATGAAACATTGGTATTTGACCCATATAATCGAAATAATAGGGAAATAACAAAAGAACAAGTTCAAAAAATCTTATCAGATTATGGAATTAAAGATAAAATCCATAATTTGAATTTATACAAACGTGCTTTCGTTCACAAGTCTTATGTTAAAAGACCTCATTTAGAAAACCAGATGAATGGTATAGAAATTGTTCCTCAACCACATGACTGTTTAAAGTTGAAAAGTAAATCCAATGAACGATTGGAATTTTTAGGTGATGGTGTTTTAGAATTAATTACAAAATATGAATTATATAGGCGTTTTCCAAAAGCAAATGAAGGTTTTATGACTGAAAAAAAAATCGCATTGGTAAAAAATGAATCCATTGGTAAATTAGCGTATGATATGGGAATAAACCGGTATTATGTAATTTCAAAAAACGCTGAAGAAAAAAAAACTAGAACAAATTTAAAAAAATTAGGATGTTTATTTGAAGCCTTTTTGGGAGCTTTATTTTTAGATTTTAATAAAGTAGAAGTAAATGACGACGAAGGGTGGTTTAAATCAATGTTTACAACTGGTCCTGGATTTCAAATGGCTCAAAAATTTGTAGAAAATATATTTTCCAAGCATGTTGATTGGAAAAGATTACTCGAGACAGATGATAATTATAAAAATATTTTACAGGTTTTAGTACAGAAAAAATTCAAAACAACGCCTGTATACAAGGAGATTAACTCTTATGATGAAAACACCGGTTATCATATGGGTGTTTATATTTGCTTGGGTCAAAAATCGCATTCTTTGAATCATTCTCATTCACAAGACTGGGATACGTTTGGTTCTTTTGAAAATATACAAAAACATTATGAAGAAAATGGAAAATTATATGTATTTTTAAGCGAGAGTTCTCATAAAATTAAGAAAAAGGCCGAACAAACAGCTTGTCAAATAGCTATTCAGAAAATTAATAAATAAATAGTATATTTATATTATATAATGAGCCATATTTTAGAGCAATTAAATAAAAAGCCGGTTCCTCAAAATATAGTTGCTATGGAAGTGGGTATACCACTTGAAAGTAAAGTTGAAATTAAAACCAAAATATTTGACAAAAGGAAAGAAGGATATGATAGAAATGCTTTTAAAAAAAAATTAGTAGATAGAGGAATTAAAGGCAAAATGTTATCAAAAAAACCGTTAAAATTAAGAAAAAGGAAAAATTTAAAAATAAAAAAACCAGTTGATCCAAATGTCCCTCGGAAAGTCAAATTAAAAAAGTTAGGCAAACGGTTGAAATTATCAAAAAAAATATCAAAGGGGACAATTACAAGTTTCGCGGAACCACTTGATGAAAAAATACTTGTGAAAACTACCAGAAAATTACCCCAAGTTCCCGAGGAACAAATGGTATTATTGAGAGATTTGAAAGGTCGGTTGCCCGACCCACAGCCCGTTATTAAAATTAAATCTGATGCATATTACTTGAATAATCGTCAAATTTTTATTAATTTTATAAATTCATTGTTTTCACCATACAGAGATTCTATTTTAGCAGAGTCTAAAGATAGTGTTTCATGTGAAACAAAAAGAGATGGGTTCGCATTAATGACTCATCAAGAAATTATAAGAGATTATATAAATTTATATACACCGTATAGAGGCTTGTTGGTGTATCATGGTTTAGGCGCAGGTAAAACATGTGCCTCAATTGGTATAGCAGAAGGATTAAAACATTCAAAACAAGTTATTATTATGACCCCAGCATCACTGCGAAGAAATTACCAAAACGAACTCAAAACTTGTGGTGATTTGCTTTATAGATTGAATCAATATTGGGAATTCATTCCTATTTCAGATATTAACGAAGTTAAAGCAGTATCAGTCCTTTTGTCTTTGTCCGAATCATATATAATTAAGAATGGTGGAGCTTGGGTAGTTGATATTAAAAAGCCTTCTAATTTTGAACATTTAAATCCCGATCAGAGAATTTTGCTTAACGCACAAATTGATGAAATGATTCGGTCAAAATACAGTTTTATTAATTATAATGGATTGCGACAATCGCATTTAGACGGGTTAAGCAACGACGGGAAAATAAACCCATTCGACAATAAAGTAATCATTATTGACGAAGTTCATAATTTTGTAGGACGGATAGCAAATAAAATAGGAAAAAAGAAAGATTCACTTTCCATCAAATTATATGAATATATCTTAAATGCGCAAAATTGTAGACTAGTGTTTTTAACAGGCACGCCCATTATTAATTACCCAAATGAAATTGGAATACTTTTTAACATGTTGAGAGGCTATATCAAAACGTTTAAATTTTATGTAAACGTCGAAACGTCCGACAGAGTCAACGAAGACATAATAAGAGATACATTGCGTCCTTTAAATATAGCAGATTATATAAAATATGATAATTCTTCAAAAACTATTACAATTACCCGCAATCCATTTGAATACGTATCTCAATACGATGATAAAATGTATAGCGGTGTAAAAAAAAACAAAGGAGGTAATGGATGCAGTGATAAACGTGACTGCGAAGGAGGCTTTGTATGCAAAGATAAAAAATGTGTCGCGATGGACGATAAATCATTTGTAAAAATCGTTTCAAACATGCTTCAACGCAAAGATATCATGACCATGAAAGTAGAAAAAAATAGCCACACTGCGTTGCCCGATACAACCGAAAAATTTAATAATATGTTTATTGAACAAAAATCGGCCATAGGTAAGGTTAAAAACGAAATGTTGTTTAAAATGCGAATTTTAGGACTTACATCCTATTTTAGAAGCGCCAGGGAAGAACTAATGCCCAGTTACGATGTTGATAAGGATTTAATTATTGAAGAGATTGAGATGAGTAATTATCAATTCGGAGTATACGAATCGGCTAGGGTATCCGAGCGCTCTCAAGAAACCAGAAACGCTCGAAAAAGAAAACGAGCTGGAGACAATGTTTACGCAGATACATCCTCGACATACAGAATATTTTCAAGGGCCTTTTGCAATTTTGTGTTTCCGCCAGAAATTGGTAGACCAATGCCTCAAGAAGACAGTGATATTTCTCTCTTGTTAGAAGCCAATAACGGAGACGAAGATATCTTGGACGCTGTTACAATTGAAGAAAAAATGAAAAACGTGGATGGTAAATATGAATTGGACGAGACTCTGTTATTGCAAAACCAAGCTGCTACTGCCGAAGATGCTAATTACCCAGCAAGAATCAGAAAGGCACTTGATACATTGGAAACCAATGGTAAAAAATATCTATCCGTTCAGGGATTATCTATTTACAGTCCAAAGTTTTTAGCGATGTATCAAAATATAGTCAGTTCAACAAACGCAGGTTTACACCTTATATACTCACAATTTAGAACACTGGAAGGCATTGGTATTTTTGAATTAGTATTAAAACATAATGGATTCATTAAATTTAAATTAAAAAAAACTTCTTCGGGGTGGGACATTGATATCCCAGACGAAGACATCGGTAAGCCCGCTTTTGCGTTGTATACGGGGACAGAAGAAACTGAAGAAAAAGATATAGTCAGGCGAATATACAACGGGCAGTGGGATTCCATACCTCAAAATATAGCAGAGAAATTACGAATGACTAGTCCAAATAATAATTTGGGAGAGATTATTAAAGTATTTATGATTACTAGCAGTGGTGCCGAAGGAATTACATTGAAAAATTGTAGGTTTGTTCATATTGTAGAACCCTATTGGCATCCAGTTCGCACAGAACAAGTAATTGGTAGAGCTAGAAGGATTTGCTCCCACAAAGATTTACCTCAGGAATATCAAAATATCAAGGTATTTATGTATTTAATGAAATTCTCGGCAGAACAAATTGTACCACTTGCTCTTGAGGGAATGGCTTCCAAAGATTTGCTTAAAAAAGACGTAAGCAAAATCGATAAAGTATCACCATTGACTAGTGATCAAGCATTATTTGAAATTTCAAATATTAAAGCCAATATTAATAAACAAATTCTGCGAGCTGTTAAATCTTCGTCTATCGATTGTTCATTGCATTCTAGGTCGGGCGACGACGATGATGTTGTTTGTATGGCTTTTGGACAAGTTGATTCGACGAAATTTACCACTTCACCAGCACTTACTGTTGAAAGTGAATTTGATAAAATACGACAACAAAATTTGAAAAAAATAAAATGGAGCGCTGAAGAGATTACTTTGGGCGGAAAAACATATGCTTTCCGTGCTAAGTTTCCAAAAGCATCGGGTAAAAAAAGTAAAGTCGGGTTAATATACGACCTCGAAAGTTATGAAGTCGCCAAGAAGCGCGGAGGAAATCCAATATTAAAGGGTAAAATCGTTTTTACAGCAGACAAAAAATTAGAATTTATAGAGATCTAAGCACGTTTTCCAAACGAGTAATAATACCGCGATGCATATTTATCATATCTTGTATTTCCGTTTTCACATCTACATTCATATTTTTCACCTTTTTTAATTTATTTAAAAAAGATGCTGTATCAGCCATGGGTTTTATTTGTTGTTTTACGGATTCTGAAATTTTAAATTTTACCTTTTTTTTTGATTTTATTAGTTCTGGTTCTAATTTTACCTTTGAATTAACATCTATTTTAATGTTTTTTTTAACAGCTTCGTTCCCTATCCACTCCGTCGCCTTATCGGAATTATAATTTTTCATCGCTTCTCTTAATTCTTTCTCTCTTTCAATCAATGTTGAATCCATGGAAGGCATGGTTTCGTCTTGTATTTCATCGCTAAAATCTATTTCCTTTGGTTTTGGAGGATTTACCAACTTTACAAAACTATCTTGTCGCTCCTTCACCCTTTTTTCGAAATACTCTTGTTTTGGTTTTAATTCGTTTTTTCTGTATGCATTATTGGGTTCCGTGATAACATTAGACATTTGTTTGCGTTGTTGTTGCGATTGCTGTTGCGATTGTTGTTGCTGCTGTTGCTGCATTTGTTTTTCAATATCCATTGCTATTATTTGAAACCGTCTAATTATCTCTTTATTCATTTCCACAAGAGCATTTTTAAATTTGAATCTCTCTTTGTATACCAGATTAACTTGTGCTTCTATAGCAGAAGCGAATCTCCCTTCGTTTATAGATTTCAATGGGTGAGAACTTAATATTTGATACAATATTTGTTTGTTTTCTTGTGAGCGAAATTCCATATACATATATAAAAAATTTTATTTATATAAGTATATCATTAATCCATTTATTGCGGGTTGAAATATATTTTTCTTAGCTTTTTCATATATTTATCTTTAAATTTGTGATTTTCAAAATCATCGAAATTTTTCGTATCTTTTAACAACTGTATTATAAAAAACAATGAATACATTCCACATTCGCTTGAACTATATTGATGTCTATTTGAAACCCATTTATCTTTCATATCTATTCCTAATTCACGTCCTTGTTTCTGTACTCTTTTCACAAATTCCATTATTAATTTTGGTATTTTATCACCATAGCTATCAAAATAATATATTGCATGCTGTTTTATATTAATAAACATAGAGACCCAGTGTGAACCATCCTCTGTATGTGGATCTAAATTGAATATAATTCCTATTTTGGTTTTTCCCTTTTTCATTTGCGTTTTCAATTGAAATTTACACAGTTCTTCCCAGACACACTCGTCCCATAATAGATGTTTGTCGAAATCGATGGGCGATGGTCCAATAAAATCAAAACATTTATAAGATTTTTCATACTGTTTCATGACCTTTTCAATGTCTACAGAAGTTAGCCACTCGTTCGGTTTTTTTTTCCATTCAATGGGACTTTTGGGGGCAAATGTATTTTCCCATAATGACGGTTCTATATCATTTTTTATACATTGGTGTTTCAACCAACATGCTTCGGTATTACAACTTGTAGCCATATGCGACCTTAATTGTTCCCAGATATTTCTTGGGTCATTCTCTACTATTTTTACGTCTGGGTGACGAGCATTCCAAATTTGTTTTAATTTATGAAGAGACTCTATTGTATAACATGTTTCAAAATCAAGTTTTTTATTTCCCTTCGGAGAACATTTCATTTTTTTAAACCTTTTTTGTTTTGAAGAGTGAGCATTGTGTTTTGTTTTTTTTTTATATTTTCTTTTCTTTCTAGTGTGTTTCTTTTTTCTCCTGGTATACCTTCCGCCTCTTTTGGTATATTTACTAGACATTGTATATAGATTTATAGATATTTTA